GGAGCCAGTACTAACCGTAAGTCCACTTCCACCGATACTGACGGTGATTAGAGTATTTGGATTTACCATTGTTACGGAAACATTTACGGTGATTGGTTTGCCAGAAGCGTTGGTGTAGGTAGTACCTAAGACTCTACCTGCAAGCACATTCAGCCAACTTTGCCCAACACCTAGCCCACTGCTGCCGGCCATTTGAAACCAAGTGGCACCATTACTTACCAGCGTTAAATTCTCCCATTGGCCGATGGTGATGGATGTGGCAACTGCTCCTACTGCGTAGATATTGGCGTTCCCAGATATCACACAGGGAGAGCCATTAATATTTAAAATATTTACAATTGATCCGGATGGAACAGATAAGATTGGGGGTAAAGTGATGTTGGCATTTATGCCTACTGAATAATAAAAACGACCAATATCTGCGGCTGTCATTACATAATTCGCGGCCGTTCCGTTAACGCCGTTGGAATGTAACCCGACGCCTTGAACAAACGCCGTCGTGGCCGCCTTGGTCGAGCTGTCGAATTGCGCGGGAGTCTGAAACAGACCGGCTGAGCGTAGTGCGTCGCGCAGCTGGGTCAGGACAGATGTACTCGGGGTCAGTCCTGCGGCCACAATAACGGCGCGCAGCTCTTCGCCAATCTGGTAATGCCAAAATACCCCGCCTTTACTTGCGGGCGTGCCGGTGCCGGGATTCCCTTTTGTCGGGTATCCCATCGATGGCGACGCTGGGGCGGTTGGTGGCGTGGCAGATGCGCCTGATTCGAGCGCTTGGTTATCCATAAATCATGCTCCTTATGTGTAAGAAAAAATTACTGTTGTATGTGCTGGTTTGTAACGACTCAATGCGCATTCCAATAACTGATTGCCCCACCAGGCGAATGGCGTGTCGTCGTCACTATCAAACGTCCAATCACTCAGGGAATTCAGCGGTGCATTAACCTGCCAGGCATAAGCCCAATCCGATCCGCTCAGCGCCGTATCGTCGTCACTATCAAATGACCATTCGCGAAACTCAGTAATAGTGACAGTGAAGCCAAGCCGGGCAGCGAGTGCAATAAAGTAAGCGATAGACGAACCGCCCTGTGAAGTGAGCTTGGCCGCAAGTGCTACCTGACGCTGCGCAACATTCAGGCTGACACCAGTCAACAACGCGCAGGCATCAGGCAGCCCGGCTATGCGCTCCCAGTCCGGCAACATTTCGAACGTTGAGCGCGGATCGGATTCTTCGATCAGTCGATCGGCTCTATCATCCAGGCGCGAAAGTTCGGCAGACAGCCCTGACAGAATGCGCGTGAGCGGCGCATCAGCATCACGTGACCATGCCGGACCGTGCGGCAACAATCCCTGCAATGCGAACATGTATTCATCAGGCGTCGTTACAGCCATGTGATGGTTCCCATCGTCGAAATATTGCCGGTGGTGTTAACCACATTGGCTGACGGCACACTCAGTACATGATCCGTTTCACCCGTTGCCAGCGAAATCGCTTCATTGATATGCGAAAGCAGCAACGTGCCGCCGGGAATCGCTTCGCGGAAGATCAGATCAGACAGCGCTGCCTGTACAGCGGCCTGCGTAGTCGTGGTGTTTGGTGTAAGCGCTATGCTGAAATTCAACGGCGCCGCGATCGGAGCAACGACAGTAACTGCGGCGGTAACCGGTCGCAGTGTATTGATATAGGCTTGCACAGTGGCGACCGCACCAGAATTTGGAATCGGAACCGTATCGTTGTCACGCATGAAACGCAGCGTGACCGTGCCGGCACCTAATTCACCAGGGTAAACCCAGGCACGCGTAACGCCTGCGACAGCCTTGGCCCAGGAAATATAATCAAATGCAGCGCCGCCCTGTGGCGGATTCTGGATGCGCGCCAATACCCGCGCACGCAGCGCATCATCGCTTTCGACATTCGCCCCGCCAGACAGCAAGCCGCCAAGCGCAGAGGTTACAACACCGGTAATCGGAGAGATTAGCGTCAGGGTCTGTCCGGCGTTGCGATTGCCCGAAATCCCGGTGAGGGTGGCCACAATAGGTGCGGTCGCCGTCAAGCCTGATACAGTGGCATCCGCCGTGGTTGAATACTCAGTACCATCAAAGGCGCGCAGCCCGGTGCCAGACGGAATAACCGAGCCACTTTGTAGCGTGAAGGTTGCCTGTCCGGTAGCTGATACCGCCGGATAGCGCGGTGCAGTAAGCCAGATTGAGGCGTGACGATCGAGATATTCCGCTTCAGCGGTATCCGGCAGCAACTGCCTGGACATCCAATCAAGATATCCATACAGCGCATGAGTGGAACCGGCATGTACACGCGCATGAACTTCCAGATCGGCACGACGCAACGGATCATCGACAGCGAGGCGCGAAGCAATGTCGGCACGGATTCGGCTAACCAGATCGGCAAGTAAGGGGCGGCTAAACATTCAGGAACTCCCATATATTGGCAAAACGCAGATCGAGCGGCGCGCGCCCGTCCGTTCTATAAATTTGCGCATTCAACGCCAGTCGATCCACGCCCTGCCGTTCAGCAACGATCACCACACGGGTGGCGACACCATCTTCCACCAGCCACTTGAGCGCTTCTTCGGCATATTCCTTCGCATGTGCGACGGTATCCGGCAGCAGTTTGGCGCGGGATAGCAGCCACAGCCGCGAACCGATGCGATCGTTTTCTACAACCGGGTAACTATCACCCCACCAGCCCATGTGTTCATTCCCGGGCAAGCTGTCATCCGGATTGGCGCGACGCCATGTAAACAGGCTGACGACAACAGCGCGCAGCAACGGATTGTCCGAAGCCAGGCCGAGGTTGACCGTCTGCCCGTCTACGACGACGGTCAGTGATTGGGTATCGAAGCTCATTATTTACATCGCCGAGGTGGTTGCGGCCACGCTACCGCCTTGCGGATCAGTGTGGGTATGGCCGTTGTAAGTGGTACGCATGTTGGACATGCTCTTAGTGCCGTGGTCGCTGATATCGCCTTGCGCCACGATGTTGCCGGTCACATTCAGATTCCCGCTCATAGTGACCAGCGGACTGGTAATCTGCACTTTTGCACTGGCGATCATTTCCATGGTGCCATCCAGGTGCAGGTGGACTTTATTACCGAATGCATCGTGTAACGCCGCTTCACCGCCTTGCAATCCAGTGATCCGATAGCGACGATCCGCCACGACCAGCACCACGCCATGCGAGCGGTCGCCGCCCATGAAGGCCGCAATCGGTTCCGCACCCGGCATCGGGCAGGAGGTAAAACCAAACGGCTCAAAATGTTCTACGCCATCCTTTACTTCGCCAGCTAAGAGGTGCACTTGCAGCGTCTGCATTTTCTTACCAGAATCCACCAGCGAGACAGAACCCCTAGCCAGCATATTCGAGATGCGCCGGGCATAAGGCGCAACCAGCCTGCTGAAATTCATCATCTTGTTACGTCTCCCCAAGACTTTCCGCCGCCCTTGCCTTTTTTCTTGGCTTTGGTCAGGTAGCCATCCGGCGGCCCGACCTTGAGTTCGGTGCGCTGGCCTTCGGCGTCAAGTATCCAGGACACGCCGACGATCAACATATCCACGTCAAAGCCAATCAACCCATCGCGCACGCGCACCATCTTGTTCGGTTGCCAAAGCGTGCCGTCCTCCTCGCGCCATCCTGAGACAACGTAATCGGTTTCCAATGCCTTGCCTGCCCGATGCGCCTGTTCATACGCTACGCGGTCGTGGCAAGTTCCACCGTCTGCCTGTCCGGCCTGATGCAATACTAAGACACGACGGCGGCCCATCGTGGTATCGACCACGCTGGCTGATTCTCCGGCCACCGCATCACCTGACTCTTCATCACTCCCCGCGCGCTGGCCTTTGCAGACGTATTCTGAAAATACATTTTTATAGTCCAGCGACGCGCTGCCACTGAGGATGTTTCTGCCCAACTCAAGCGCGGTCGCACAACTACCACCATTGCCCACTTCAATGAACACTAGGTCGCCGTTGGCATTATCGGTGGACAATACATGGCGCTCACGCATCATGCGATCAATACACTCGAATACCGTATCACCGGTATTTATCGTGAAATCAGGAATCACTTTGCCGGTATCGGTTTCACTAAAAACTTTAATTCCGTAAGGTTTGGCCAGTGTTGCTGCAATTGCCTCCAGTTTTCGCTGACGATATTGCGAGCTGAATGCGGATGGCTTGATTCGCTGCGCCTTATACTGCGCAGCGTTTTTCGGATCCACCCCCAGAGGAAGTACATCCTTCAGCCAAGATTGACCCGTTCCGGCGCTACCGTCTACCGGGCAGCAATCTACTAGATCGGCGGTCTTGCTGCGGCCTTTAATCCCGATGCTGTAACTCTTGCCGTCGTACTTGATCGGCGTGGCATCTACATAGCCGGTCAATACTAGGTCTATACCTATCTTGACCTGCACCACATCGCCCGGCTTGATACGGCTGGCGATATTGGTATTGCCCGGCCAGCGACTGGTGACTTCCAAATCAAAGCTGCGCGCCTGGCGATCAATCCCCGCTTCGATACGCACTGACTTCCAGCCGCCGTATTCCATACCGCCGACCAGCAGCGTGACTTCATTCAAGGTTTTCATGCTGCCAGTACCTTGAGTGGTGCGACCGGAACAAACAGCGGATGACGCACGTTATTGCGCTGAATAATTTCGGCATCGCGCGTTGCATCGGCATAATAGTCATAAGCTACCGACAACATCGGCATCGTTTCCGGCGGCGTGATCGTCGTCAGCCGCGCGGCATTCTTCGCACGCGAAGTCAGATCAATCCAGACCTTGGCGCGTGCATCAGTCAATGCCTGGTACACCGCATCCGACGCGGTGAGCGCTTCAGCATCCAGCGCGGCAGACAGGTTATTACGTAACGCAATCGTATCGTCATGCACGGTGGCTGGCACAACACAGGACAGGCCGACCGCTTGCACCAATAACGCGCGACGGGCAAGCGCGTTGGTCGCCACTGTATTAAGGTATTGCTGTTGACTGGCTGGCGTGGTGACCGCCGGTGCGACTGGCTGGGAAAAATTACTGTTACCCGCCAA